ACAGACTGGCGAGCCGTCAAGGATCGCACGATGTCTCAAGCCTGGAAGGACTACCGCCAAGCTCTACGCGATCTCCCGCAGGATCATGCGTCCGCTAACGACGCTGCTGACAACTGGCCCGAACCTCCTGAGTGATGAGTTTGCCGAAGCCAAAACCCGATCAGGTGATTCGCTTCGAGGTCGTCCTCGGTTCTGTAGAACGCGAGATCGTGCGAGATTTGCGAACCGCCTACGCATTCAACAAGATATCGAACCCTCTCATCACAATGGTTGATGAAATGGGATTATGGACAAAAGAAGGAATGGCACTTTTCCTTCTGTTAGTCTCAGCGATCTTCGACGTTGACATTCCTTGGTTCCCAGACATAACAGATATGGAAGGGATCAAAAACGACTTCGACGAGTACAGGCGAAACAATGCAGACACTCCTCCAGGAGAAGACAGAATCCCTCCATCTAATCTCGGCGGTGCGATCTACAATTTGCGAAACCCGAACTGGAACTTCAGCGATTGGTCGTTCTCAGCTCTCACTGGCGGAATTTTCGACTGAGATTCCGGAATCCGAAACTAATACGTAATGTTTCGCATTTTCCTGGAGATAGTAAAGCGGAAACAGTGGTTCCGGTTTCTGGAAAAAAAAGTATGCCCATAGAAGCCGCTCAAGGGCTTCCTTGAATGTCCCGAAGGTAATCCATCCTTTCTCCTTCGGTTGCTGTTAGATCGCAGCCATTGGATGATTTCTGGAGCTTAGGCATCTCACACACGCAAGACTCCATCGGATTGCCACAAATGAGGCATATTTCGATAATATGTAGGTGAAAGTCCTCTGGCACTCCCTCGAATTGTTCAGCCTCATCCTGCCACTCGATCACTCGGATCGTATCTTCGATGTCATCATAGAGGAATTCATCGAATTCGAGCCAGGCTCTAGGATCGATAGAATGCCAGTCGTCGTCGGTCATTCCTCTTCCCCCATACCATCTAGGTGATATCGTTCGACATCATGCGTTCGCGCCTCGTAATAATCACAACGTCGGCAATATCGGATGGTTCGGATCGAGGGCCACTCGATCACGACATCGAACTCGAGGTGATGTTCCCCAGTGATTTCACACCAAGACCTACTCATCTTTCCTCACCCTGAATTCTTCTAATGTTGATGCACGCACGAAGCCCTCTCTCTTTCTCGGCCTCGCCATAGCTGCATTTCGCCGCTTCACTTCTTCCTGGAGCGCATGCAGCGGCATGTACGACGGTCGACACATTACGAGGGCTTTCGCGTGTCTACCTCGTCGACCCGCCTTCCTCAGGATCGTAGCTCTATTCCTACGGCCGCATCCATGACAGATCTTGTCGAGGCTCTCTACGTGATCCTGGACGTTGTAGACCCAGTGGCGTTTGCACCTCCAGCATCTCCAGATCCCTCTTTTCATGGATTGAGCGGAGAACTCTGGGACTATAAGAACTCCCCACAATTGAAAGTGGTGCAGTCTGCTTATATTAGTCCCCCACAATTCCCGAAGGTATAGGTAACAATTCTCAAACAATCACTATTAACGGTGACAAGCGTTGGTTGGGTGGGCGGGGAGCCGAAACAAGAGGATTAAGACCCGTTGCGGGCTGGATGCGGGTATGATGGCGGATATCATACTCGCGGGCGCGTGTGTATTAGCGGTCTACGTGGCTCTAGGAGCGTTTGCTTCTTGGTTGCGTAGAGAGATCGAGGAAATAATGAACGAATTAGATGCGAACCTTGCGAAAGCGATCCAGAAAATACTTGCAGACTTACCAATTGGCGATATCGAACCGCCAAATCCTGTTCAAATGATGATTATGCAGCTTATCCAAGACAATATGAAGCCGAAAACGATCACAGCACAAGTTCGAGACGAAGCAGGGTTGTTTACAGCCGCTGAAAGTGAAAGTTAATCTGAATGTTAATTAGCGAGTTTTTCTCCCTTCGAGAGTTATGGCACGCCGTAAGAAGTCAAAACGCCGCAGATCCTCTAAGAAAATTGGTTTGCTGAATATCGCAGAGAGCTACACTTACCTGGCGATCATGACAACCGGACTTATGGGAGCAAACCCATACGAATTCCTGACTGGTGGATCAGACATTACTACCAAATCAGTCTACGATCAGGGCTTCGGCGGATCATCTATGGTGACAACTGGCACCGACACTCTTTCTCTATCTGAATTATTCAAGCATCCAGATGCCGCCTTCGGTCAAGTTCAATCTAACTTCATGGGCAATTGGCAGAACATGGTTATCGCCTCGATGGTAACATCAATCGGATTTGGCGTTGGCAAGAAATTGCTACGAAAGCCGATCGCCAACGTAAATCGCAACATTTTTGCTCCTTTGGGAGTCGGGGTTAAGCTCTGAGGTGATTATTGATGGCAACAAATACAGTATGTGGAGTACTCGTGTGCTCAGACGGAACAAACATCCCCCTCAAGCTAGATATCGCAGAGGGAACAGAAACCAGCTTGACAACAGACACGGCGTACACCGTGACAGCTCAGAACGTAGGCGACTACGCACTAGGGAAGGTTGTGACGTCTGGATTAGTCACAGCCGATAACGGGATCGCATACGCTTACATTCTCCGACAAGGTATGGTTGCAGCCCTGGTCCCTGTCGGTTTGAAGGGTAGCGCATTTCAGGCCTCCCCGTTGTGCGCCCCCTTCCGGCTCCAGGCTGGAGATATTCTGAGAGTGTTGAATAGCACGGCCGCATCACGATACGCAGCTCTTTGCTACTATACGAATCGCGGCGTGTCCAGGATCGCGTATGTTACGCCATCTGGCGCAGCAACCAATTCTCTAGTAGATCTACAAACTGGAAACAGCATTGGAGACACGATCCAAGGTCAAACAATCATCAAGGCCATGTGTACATCAGTCGACACCTCGAAGATCGAAACTCAGGGTGCTTACGTTGTGAATGCAAAAGGAAACGTCGTCGGATCTGTTCCGATGGTATCGCCTGGCCCAATGCAGCCAGTCTTCCAGAACTACAACATCCCAGTAGAGCTTAATTTCCAAGCACAGTTCTTGACCAACGCCTGAAGGTGATTAGGTGAAGAAGTCCACAGAACGGAAGCGCATCAAGCGCATGAGTGGGGATGTTCGAAGGCTATTCTTGCATGGACTGATCTCTGCAGGAAGCTTGGCATCGATCAAGAAGGCACTTTCTGGTGCTGAAAGAAAACTGTGATGGTGTCTAGGATGCCATTGCCAAACGCTGAGAAGCAATCCCCCAGGGTGTACAAGATCCTGAAGATCAAAACTCTGGACTCTGAAGCACCGAATTCACTAACTCAAGCAGAGATCGCTTCGGTTGGCAACCCTCTGAGCGTGGAAGAGCTTAACGAAGACGAGCTTCGAAGGCTTGTCCTGGTTAATCTCGCGCGCCTAACAGTGAAACAAGAGTGGGCGGGGTTACTGTGAGTCTTCCAGATGCTACACGATCTGATCGTGTCTACCCCCTATTGCAGAACCTGGATCTCGAGAACCTGGCATTCGCTACGGTGCAGGGCGTAGGGAACACTCTCAACATAGAGGAACTGAATGAAGATGAGCTTAGAAGGCTCGTTCTGGTGAACTTAGCTCGCCTAACGGTGGCCGGTGAATGGAACGGGTTGCTAACTGCTGCCAGTAGTGGCGGGGGTGGTATGCCGATATTCCCGAACGTGAACCCACCAGGAGAAGGCGGCAATATCGTATCGTATCCCCTAGGCTTTCCAACGTCTTCAGGAGATACCAACTCAAACGGCGTACTCAACTCTAACACTACGACAGCTATGTTCTATCCCTTTTACAGTTTCAAGGGCGGGGAGATCCAGTCCTTAACCTGTGGATTAATCGGCACTACTGATGACGATGTTTTGGTAAATGTTTACTCATCCGACGATGCTGGACTTCCAGCCTCAACGATTGGAAGTGAAGCCACTTGGGATATGGGTACGGCGGGAACGGTTACTCTAGACGTTAGTGGCCTAACGACTACTTGGACTCTGGATGAGGGGACGATCTATTGGCTAGCCTTGATGCTGAAGACAAGTGCTGACGCTAGACCCAACTTCAGGATTCACGATATAGACGAGGGGAACCCGTTTGTGATGCCCGTCAATACCCAGTCTACAGGGCTCTACAATGGAGGGCGAACACATCTCTATATTACGGGCCTGTCGGGGGCTCTGCCTTCGACCATAACGACGGCTAATCTAACCTCTACCGGCGCGCCCTACGCCTATTATTTGCCCTATATTACGTTCGTGTTGTGAGACTATGGATAGAAATCACACAATCTTAGATCATCAAGGCGATGTTTTGTCTTCATCAATGAGGGACGTTGATTGGGGCGAAATCCGGCGAGTTAGGGACATCGCCCTCGAATTCACAGACTGGCGAGCCGTCAAGGATCGCACGATGTCTCAAGCCTGGAAGGACTACCGCCAAGCTCTACGCGATCTCCCGCAGGATCATGCGTCCGCTAACGACGCTGCTGACAACTGGCCCGAA